TTTTTTTCATATACTTCCTTGTCAATAAATGATAATGTATTAAATGTAAATTGTCCCATTAGTAATTAGGTGTCCTTTTAGTTGATCTATTTCGACCATAGTTAGGATACATAATACCCTTTTCATCTTGTAATTTCCAAGCATCTTGACTCATTCTACGTCTTTGTTTTGTAGAAATCTGTTCTGCTTTTTGATTAGCCATTTGTTTAAGTGTTAAGAATGCTGTAGACTTAGCTTCATTAAGAAGGTATGTAAACATTTGTACAGGTAAGTCAGGTATAAATGTATCTTCTAATGTAAAAGCTATTGAACGTTTACCCCAACATTGTGTTTTAGCATTTTGTAATACAGTATCTAAAGATTTATTATAAGCATCAAATACCATAGTTACATCATCAAATGAAGTAAAACATGTAGGTGCTTTATCATTTAAAATATTTAAATTAATACCAGTAGAATCTACTATAACATCTACTGTAGCTGATTTACTATCACGTTGATCTACAAGATACATAAAATCTTCTGGAGATTTATAATTAATAGTTTGATATAGTGCTCTATCAGTTGTCTTTTGTTTTGAGTCATACTTAACCCAAGATAAATCAATTACATCATCAGGTAGTTTCATATGTGTAGGTCTAGTAGATGTCCCACTAGCATCCATTTGAAAGAGCTCATATAAAAACGCATAGTCTTTACCATCAATAATATTGTAGTATGTTGTTTTAATTATTTGTGCTACTTGTAAAGCTTCTACACTCTCTGTTATACTATTGACTTCATCTGAATCCATATCAGATAAGATGTCTTGAGTCATTGCTAGTAAGTTCATTTTAGCCATAATCTATCCTATGCTTGTGTAAGTGTAAGTCCTACTTTATTAAATACCATATCACCAGAACCATCTGTATTAAATGCAAATACTTCAAAGTAATCATTTGTAGCTGCAGATACTAAACAACTTCCAGAACCAGTATGTATATCTGATGTTACAGAAGTTAAATATATTTCTGAACCAGATAAAACAGATCCATTTTTATGGACAGCTATTGTTAATTTTTTATCAGAACCAGATGCTTGTGATACTGCTATCTCAAAATCTACTTTAAGAACTACTGTAGGTGTACCTGTATAAGTTAATCTTGCACTTGTAGCTTCAGTAACTAAATTGTTTAAACCACTAGCTACAGTAGTAGGTGCTACTTTTTGTGTAGCTCCACCATAACTTAGTGTATAGGGTGATCCAAGATTATAAAAATAAAATTTACCTCTTGGTGTATTCAGGCTTCCACTTGCTACTGTAGACCAAGCACCAGAACCTGAACCATTTGCAACATAAACTTGATTTGCACCAGCTGCTGCTACCCCTTTAGGTTCATGTAAATCAGAGCCTGTAATAAGATTATGTTGTATTGTCATAGTATTTCCTGTGTTAAATTAGGGGTAAGCCCCGAAGGGCTCACCGAGGTATTACTTAGTTATAAATGTAATGAATAATAACTTTACCCTTACCACCTGTTAAGGCGTGAGAAGAAGCTACTGTTACTTCACAAGCTGCAGTACCAATTGTTTTATCAACAAGAGCTCCTGCACCTTTAATATAACTACCTTTAGTTGTAATTAATGCGTTTGTTGCTTGTGCTGCTGCAATCAAACCATCTGCATCAACAACAGCACCTGCTGTAGTAGTTAAACCTACAAACATAGTATGAGTAGAAGCAGAGGTAAATGCCTCTTTAACTACTAGATGTGCTGATACAATTACAGTGTTAGCTGGAAGTTGATACTCTAAATTACTAGCACCTTGTGCAGGTAACTTATCAAAATCAAAATCATAACTAACAGATTTTACTTTGCCATTTGTGTTGTCTTGACCACCAAACTGGTTGTCAGTCTCACGAGGTCCATAATGGTTGGCTACGCCTCTTTTTGGTCCAATTTCATATCCCATTATAATCTCCTAGTAAGTTGAGTCATCTGTTATGATAACACCCAATGTGTCTAAACGTTGAACACCAAATCCAAAGCGAGAAGTAACTTGGTACTTATCAGCTCTTTCTACTTCAGATCTCCAACCTTCTACTTGCGGTGCACGTCTCCATGCATGCATGACAGGCTTACATGAATCATCTGCTACGCACATGAAAATGTTAGCTTTGTCACCAATTTCACCTGTATCATTAGCAACACCAACGGTAGAACCGTCAATAGTTTCTGCAGCTAGAAGTGATGGTAGGAAGTTAGATGTGTATACATCAAAACCCATAATATTTCTAACAAAACGATGGTCTTTTGCAAAACCTTCATTAACAATACCTTGGAATTGCGGAGTATTATTAATTACATTTGTACTAGAAATTAAATTGTTTAATGATGCTTCAACGATTGGATCAACAATAGCAATACGACCTGAAGCAGGTGAATTAGCTTTGTCAAATGAAAGTTTCATTGCTACGAAATCAGCAAGAACCATATGTCTGGTTGCTGCTCCAGTTCCGCCTGCAACAAAACGATGTGGTCTAGCATTAACTAAGTTTAAGTTAGCTGCAGTTTGACCAGCATTTGCTGTTGATAAGAATTTTGTCTCATGGTTTTCACCAAGAGCACGTGTTGATTCCATAGCTCTCATTGCCATGAGTGTATCTACCTGTGAACCATCTTCACGAAGATCATCAGATACTTTATAAGCATCACCGATATATTCAGTAATACCTAAAGTAATAGTACCTGTGTCAATGTTAGTAAAGTTCAGAGGCACATCCTCTGCTGCATCTTGAAGTGTTACAGTACCAACTGTTTTAATGTTTAGTGTTGTACCTGAACCGAAGTCTGTTACATCACGATACATACCTTCTGGAAGAAGGAAGTCATGTAAGTTATCAAGAATAAACTGAGAATATTGCTGCGATTCTATAAAAGCAGCTGTGTTACTTGTCAGTTGTGCCATTTAAGTCTCCTAAGACTGTTGATTTACTTTAGCTTTAGCATTACCCCAAGCCTTTAATAATTCTTTAGTAGACCCACCTTCTACCCTTGCAGATAATTCAGTAGGTTTAGCTTGATTATTTAAAGCTTCTGTATTAATATCTCCAGTAGATTTAGCTACTGGTGCAGTAGTTGTTTCCAACCCTGCAGCTTTTAATACAGCTCTTGGGCTTTTTGCTGCAAGCTCATTTAATTGAGGAATAGTTAAACCTAAGTCTTTAGCTATAGAGTTATAAGTTTTTTCAGCTGAATCTCCATACTGATTAGTAAAATGTTTCGCTACTTGATCTGCATTAGATTTAGCTATTGCTTGTTGTTCTCTAACACTTAAGGTTTGGTTTACCAAATCCATAATGTTATCTTGATTAAGTTCTCCTGTTGGCTGTGTCGTAGCTGCAGGCTGAACTCCAGACTTAATTTCATCTAGAAGTTCCTGAGTAGTTTTGCGTTTAGTTAGTTCTTCACGTGCTTCAGCAAGTTCAGACTCAAGAGTCTCAATATGCTTTTGTGCATGAGGAACAGATCTAAGTGCATCTTCTGGGTTCTGGTACTTCTTACCTTCACCAACTAACTCTTGAGCTTCTGTCGGAATCTCAAATGCTTTTGGTGCAGTATCTTTTTGTACAGCTTCCTGGGTAGGTTGCTCTACAGGTGTTTCAGGTGTTTCTATTTTTACTTCATCTACCATTTTACTATCTCCTTTGGTCAAGGTAATAGATTGTATAGTTTTGTTAAAGCTTTTTGTATACCTCTTTGATAAGCTTGATACTCATTGAAAGCAGGAAGTTTAAAGTTATCTTCATCCATACACTTTCTATTAGATACTTCTACTTGTTCATTAAGATATAAACGTAACTCTTCAAATACTTGTTTCTTTGTTAAGGCTTTACCCTTTTCACTTTTTAAATCCATACTATCATTATACCATATTTTACGTTAAAAGTCAAGTAAACTACTTGACTTAGTATATTACATCTCAGGATCAATAGATTGTTCTACTGGTTGTAGTTGTCTATCAACCATCTGCTCTTCCATAGAAGGAGCAGCTTGTTGAGATTGTAAATCTTGTTGAATTTGCATCTTAAGTTTTTCTTGTTCAGCAGCTTCAAATAATGCTGCATTATCTTTTATAAATCCAAATTTATCAAAACCCATATATTCTTCTACCATAGTTGCTAAAAGTTTAGGTGATATATGTGGAGATATTATCTGTCCAATAGGGCTATTAAATACTCCAAGTATATTTTGTAAGAGTTGAGCTCTAGCTGCATAATGTCTAGCACCTATAGGTCTAATCTTACCTCTTGCTGTTAAGTCTTCTTTAGTTACAGATAAGAAATCTTGTACACCAAAGTCATCATCATATACTTTTGCTAACTCAGGTAAGTTAAGATTACGTTTTGCTGTTTCTAACATCATATTTAAAACAGGTTCTAAAAACTCTACTTCAAACTGATTAACTTTATTTTGGAATATTCTACCTGCTGCATTTTGTAATGACTGTACTTCAAAAGCAGTTTTTTCTCCAGGTGTTCTAATACCCATAGCTTCTTTAGGAGCACCTGCCATTTCTTCCATTGTATTCATTAAAGCAGCTAATTCATTATTAACTTGAAATGCTGCAGGATTAGGAGGTAACATTGTAATATCACCATCTTCCTGTAAATGAATAGTTGTTTCTGGTCCCCATGTAAATGGATCTACTTCTCCTTTAATTACCATAGGTGGATGTATAGTTAAATCCATAGCATCTGCTTTAGCATTTTCTAGATGGTCAATACGATATTGCATACCTACTAGATTATCTAAAGGACCCATACCATATAAGTTATCTGGTCTCTTTCTCCATGCTACATGAGCTTTAGTATCTTTACCTATATAACTAGGATTCTCTATATTTCGTATTACATAGTTTCTATCTATAATAGTAATAATTCTATTTTTATATAATTTATCTTCATCTTTATCATAGTAATCTCCTTCAAACTCTAAGACTTCTACCATACCAGATTGATAGTATTCTTGTAATGTACCAAATCCATCTGCTATATAAGCAACTGCTTTATTTATATCTTCTACTCTAAACATAGAAATAGAGTTTCTAATATCTAGTGCTTTATTAAATGCAGATTTTTTATATTGTAAGTCAGGTCTTGTATCTAGTTCTGCTTTTAGTTCACCAATAGATTTAACATATCTAGTAAATTTAGGTGACTTAGCAAATGATCCTGCTGTAGGATTAAATACTAAATCAAATGGAGATATACGTTTTAGTTTAGGTCCATTATATGTAGTAACCATCTCTTTCGTAATAGGATCTTCATGAGAATCATTTACATACTGTACTTCTCCAAATGCATTACCATAATCAATATAATCATATACAAGTAAACTTACTTCTTCTCTAAATTTAGATTCTTTTAGTTTAGTATTTAAGTAAGCTTCAATAGCTTTACGTTTTTTAATTGTTGTATCTTCTTGTGTAGCACCTTCCCACTTCATCCAGTTATCATTAGGAAATAAAGCATCCATGTAATTAGCATGAAGATTATCTCGTATTTGAGTTAACTTAGGTAAAGTTGTTTTGTTTTTCCAAGGAAGAGTACTATTAGTTGTAGACGTTGTATCTGTAGCAAAAAGGTAATCTCTAAGCTCTCTCCACTCAGTTTCTTTATTGTTTCTTTGCAACCACCAGGAGTTATATAATCCAGCCATTACACGAGCTAGGTTCTCTTGACCAATTGCTTGTTCTATTTGAGCTACTTCACCTGCCATATTATTTCCTTAATTTGTTATCCCACCAAACCTACTGTGGGTTGGTAAAGGTTTATTAAATCCTAGACCTGTTGTTGCTCTTAGTTTAGGAGCTAATGATATTGCCATTGCATTTGATAGTGCATCTTTTATATCATCATGAGGTGGATGAACCATTACTAGTTCTTCTTCTAATGTTTGACAGTTACCACCTTTATAGTGCCAAACTTGTAAGTTATCATATTTAGGTTCTAGTACTGCACCTACCCTCTGTGCTTTGTCTCCTAAGCTCCTAGTAGGTCTAAATTCATCAATTGATAGTGGGATACCATTTGGTTTAAGATAGCTGTCCTTGAGCTCTTTAACTATAGTTTGTTGAGCTACTGTAACCTCTGCTCTTATCTTTCTAAATCCCCACTTTTCCCAAGACTTTAATATATGTTGATAGTAATCTACAATCTTTTCTGTTTTAAATCTATCTATATCTAGTACATAAAAATTGTTTTGATGATCTACACCAACAATAACTAATGCAGTATAGTCAGCTTGTTTACGTAAACTAAATGCAAAGTCAATTGCTGCAAAAATATTTAACTTTCTATCTCGTATATACCAATCACCATCTTTAACATTTAATGCTGCTTTATCAAAATACTGAAAGTTTTCTGAGTTAATCCTAGCACTCTCTGTAGTATTAGGATCATTATAGTATTGAGCATAGAACTGTGTACTATCTATATATTTTGCTTTAATTCTAGATAATTCTTTTTTATCAAAACCAAAAGACTTACCATCTTTACGTGTTCGTTTTGCCCATAAAAACTCACCTTCTGTTTCTACTACTCGTTGAAATAATTCATAGACTTCTTCTTCTTGTGTTATCTCATCATCATCGTCATAATGAACTTCTTTCATATTAATCATAGTATCATATATATCTCTAGGATGATATCTTGTACCTACTACCCATTCTTCTGCACCTGGGTTTTCAATAGATGCTAACTGTGAATAAGCATTAGCTACCTTATCTCTACCATCTTCTGAGTATGCATTACCTGGTACTACTATATCATCTAGTACAACGATGTCTGCATGAAAGCCTGTAGTATTACTAGTAAGACCTACTGCTTTAACAGTAGCATCTCTTATGCCTTCTAGCTTACGTTGAGGATGATCAACAGCTATTTCAGCTACTGCCCACTTCTCTCTTTTACCTTCTTCTGGATGAATCATATCACCCCAGTATCTTCGATATATTGGTGAATCTATAATCTGTTTTATTGCATATAACTGTTTCTCTGCTAAGTCAGCTGTAGCTGATACATATAGTATAGTAGTTTCAGGATTCTTAGTTATATGCCAGGCAGTTCTATAAGCAATTAGTTTACTCTTCATATGTCCACGAGGAAGTAAAACTAATTGATTATCTTTTCTATCTGATCTTGCCCACCAACTAATTAACTCTTCATGTATTGCACCATACAATATATGAGGTGCTACAAGTTTTATAAACGTGAGTAAGTCTGCTTCTGCAGCTTCTCTAATTTGATCTAATTGACTCATGCTGTTTTCTTTCTTCTTTTACCTGAAGCAGTAACATTCCATTTCTTACGAGTAGAACTAGTTTTCTTTTTAGCCATGGTTCTTTTTTCAGCAGCTGTCATTTTACTTGCTACCTTTTTAGGTCTACAAGCAGGGTATCCTCTCTTGTCTTTCTTGCCACTGCGACCACAGGCTTTACCTGTCTTTATGTCTACCCAATCTTCTTTAAACCATTTACCTAGCCCTTCTTTAGCCACGTTTAGTTTTACCTTTTGTTTTTTTCTTAGCTACACGATTGTCTTTACCTGACCATGTACCACCTCGTTTTTTATATTCTTTAGATGCCCAAGCATTTGCATATGCACTTGGATAAACATCAAACTTTTTTCTTGCTGCAGCTTTAACTCTTGACCATAAAGCTGGATTATTAGGTGTAGGACTTGCCATAATATTCCTTATGATTTCTTATTATTCTGACAAAAACTTCTTGCAGATTCTACTGAACCAAATCCCCAAGCTTTAAGTGCCAATGCTTTTCGTGTTGGTCTACCTTTACTATCTTTCATAGGACCTTTCATCCCAGCAAATCTACATGCAAATGATACACGCCTTGGATTCTTACCTGATTTTACTGGTGCTTTAAGGTTAGAGCCTTGTGCTTTTGCACTGGCTCTTCCCTTTGCATTTAAACCACCTTTAGGATTCTGTCCTTCTTTTCTTGTCCATGCTGGTGATTTTGCCATTATGCTTTTTTCTTTCCTTTAGGTTTAGTATGAGTAAATCCTTTGTCTTTTAAAGCCAAATGTTTTTTCTTAGTAAATACCATTTGTCCTTTACCAGCTTTAGAATACATCATATGTGGCTTCATTTTATCTTCAGCCATTTTAATATGTCCTTTTACCTGGTTTAAGTTTTTTATTCATTGGTGCTTTTTTCATAGGTTTTTTCTTTTTGTCCATCATAATAATTATTTTCCTTTTGCTAATTGTCCACCAAAGTAAAACTCTACAATCATGGTTGCCCATGCAAATATTTCGTCAAACTTGTAAAGACCTTTGATAGTTTCAAATTTAGTGTTTCCACCAAATTCAAAGATACCAAACAAGAAACTTGTTGGCTCGTCTACTACCTTAATTACTGTATCAACTCCTATAACTCCTGCTAAAGGATATATAGCTACTAATGCCAATACAGCAAACATTAAGATTCTTCTATTCCAAGCAGCCATTGGTGACTCTTTATTAGACTGCTCTCTTACTTTTTCTAATTCTTTTGACTTTGCTGCTAATGCTTTTAACATCAAAGCATTTTGATCATGTGCTTGTTGTGATTTAATTGCTATTAGTTTAGCAATAAAACCTAAAGATATTGGAACTAAATGTTGTAAAATAGCTATCATGACATAGTTATAGCGTGTACTAAGACTGCTACGACAATAGCACCAAATCCTGCTAAAGCTCCCCAAATAAGTTTATTTAACATATTTTCAATTCTATCTAGCCTATGATGAATTGTATCATACCTTTCTGCACAAAGTTTTTCATGTGCTAACATTTCTTCATGTGGTGTCATTTCCATCCTTTCTCTAGAATTGATTTTAATTTATGTTCTATTGCAGGAAGTAATCTTATACCACTATACCCTATTATAAATGCTATAGCAGGTGCTGCCAGCATACTAATATTAAGCATATGAATTAAAGGAGGTATAAAAAACTCAGCAGATACTACTGCTATTACTATAGATAAACCAAGTTCTTGTCTAGCTCTTTTTCTTTCTACAAGCCAATTAATATGAGCACCACGAGGTTTTTTTAATTTTAACTTTCGTGTATTATAATTAAATAATCCTCCAGCTACACTAGCAATAACACAACAAAGTGTTATTCCAAAATGAGTTATAAAGTATTCCATGAAGCATTTTCCATAACAGTAATTAATTCTTCTACAGTAGTACAAGCTGTAATTTCTGTTTCTAATCTATTACATTCTGCTTTTACTCCTGCTCTAAAATCTACTACATTGCTTGGCATAATCACATCATTTTCATATTTTCTAATTACATACCAGTCTGTAGGAGCTAGTAATGTATTAGCTGTATGTTTTACTTCTTTAATTTTTCCAGACTTTAATCCTGCTATTACTAGTCTTACTGGAGTATTTATCATTTCTCCAGACTCTTCATCTAATTTTTGTACCCATACTGGATTACCATCTTTATCTACAGCGTCTACATCTTCTAGTGCTTTAGGATTATCTAGTTCTCCATTCCAAT